ATCTTCGCCAGCTTCAATATACGCAGCCTCATCAAATACGAGTATAGTTGGTGTGTAACCACGTAACGCATCCGCAGATGTTGCTACCGCCTTAACCTCACATCCATTATTCAATCTAAATCTACTTTCAGAGTTTTTATCGGGTGAGAATCCAACATTAATCCATTCAGGCCATTGTTCTAAAAAGTTTCTAACCTTATTGGCCATTTCCACCGCAGTATCACGTTTGTTGGCAATTAATAGAACTCTTTCAGGTTCATCGGGTTTTGCGGTTTGTAATTTCTTAGAAATCCAAGCGGCGGTTACAGTCGTAACACCGGCCTGTCTATATTTTCTTGTAATGTTCTCATTATATTTTTCATAATCCTCAATCAATTGAATTTGGTCAGGGAATAATTGTAATGGGACATACTTTTTCTGCGTGTTATCATAAGTCTGCAAATACGTTTTCAAAGCGTATGGTGCGTCCTTCATGATTTTAGCATATTCTTTTAGTTGTTCTATTTTTGAATTCATATACTGTATAAATAGAAAAAGGTGGATTAACCACCTTTCTTATTAATCTTCATCATCATCCTCAGGTCTTCGTATCCCTAAACTACCTAAGAAATCATCAAAATCTTGATCTTCTGTATTATCTTCAACCGAATCTAAATCATCATTGAAAATGTTAATAGCCTCTTGATAATCTTGGTCATTTAACATTAAAACAATACCGTCAACTATTTCTTGAATTAATCGTTTTCCTGATTCAGAACCAGACATTACTTCTTTCATTAAGATTAAGAATTTTTTCGCAGGTAGTTTAAAAATCTCAACCAATAAATAATTCTGTAATTCAGCCTTATCTTCATCAGTTAACACATCTTCAGGATATTGAGATCTAATTCTGTCCCAAATCGCCGGACCTAATCTTAAATCCCACATTTCCTTTTCTAATGTGTCTTCATGTTGCATAACTTGTTGGAACATCTCTTTATCTTCGGGTTCGCCTTGGTGTGAGAATAATTCCATCATTCCTTTTATTAATTCGTGAACTAAGATTGGGAAATTAATTGCTCTTGCTTTAATTGTTGGTGGGTCAGTATCTCTTTCAACTTCTTCTTTTCCTCCAACAGAACCACCTCCGTCTCCTCCACCCATCATCATTTGCATAGTTTGATCACTTAATTGCCAATATAAAGTGTCGTTAATTGACATTAAAACACCATATTGGTTAATTAAACTTTCCGAACCTGTAATTTCTTGTATTTTTTCTGAAACATAATGATACATGTAATGGCCTCTTTTAGATGCTCCTTGTATCATACTGTTAATTAATCTTCTTTTTGCTCTTTCTAAATCTAAACTTTCTAAGTCCTCCATCAAATCCTCTTCAATGTCAACTTGGTCCATGTTTTGTTGATTCATTTCTTCTCTTTCGAAATCTTGTGTATCAACTTCACCCATACCAACAATTTTAGCATCAAATTGAACAGCACCTTCTGGGATTCCCATCTCCTTTATAACCAATTCAATAGCTAACTGCTCTAAAGCCTCTCTATGTTCTCTTTCAGTTGCAACAATTTCATTATGTGCTGCCATCATCATATGAGTTAATTCACCCATACCACGTTCACCAACCATAGTTGTTTCAACACCAGTGTATTGTCTAACTCGTTGTACAACTTGTCTATAACGTTCTGAAGCTAATAATTCTTGGAAATTTTTATTTGGTTCTTCACCTGTGTTAGGTAATGGAACTTTTTTTAATGGAGTATCTCCCGTGGCCAATTTATTGGTAATATCAGTACTCGGTCTATCTTGGGTGTCAAAATCCATTGGCATTTCATTAAGGCTTTCCTTAATAATACCTAAAAGTTTTTGTTTTGTCAAATTCTTCATTTGATTATTTCTTTTCTTCTGCGAAAGCCTTAGGTTTATGTTTTGGTCCTGGTCCCGGTTGGTAAGGAGTTTTTGGTTTTGAAGGAGTAGTTCCTGGTTTAGTACCTGGTTTTGTTGTTGGTTTTGCTGGTGCTGTTTTAGTATCACCATCATTTGTAATCATGTCATAAGACATAAATTCAGGTACACCGTTGTGTCCCTTTTTTACTTTACTACCATGTTGTGGTTCCATAACTTCAGACTCAGTCAATTTTGATTGAATTAATTCCATAATTTCGTTTTTTGATGTAAAACTATGGAATTTTTCTTCAGCAAGTTTGTTTACCCACTTTTTAGTTTCGATACTTTCTTTTTTAACGTTTTTCCAAGTTTCAGAAGTTTCAGATTTTTTACTTTTCTTCTTACACTTACATTCCGATTTAACACAATTGCACGATTCACACATTTCCTCACTTTTTTCCTCGTATGTTTCAATTGTCTTATTGGCCTTCTTAGCTATGGCAATTTTTTGTTGTGCTTGAGGGTCTTTTGTTGAAATCATAATGTTTTCTTCACCTAATATCCTCTCACCCAAATCGGATAATTGTTTATCGGTGAATTTAACTAATGTTTTTTCGGAAAACCCTTCTTTCATTAACTTAGTAACAATTATGTCTCTTTTCATATATCTTTTAATTTAATTTCTTCTTTTAATAAATGATAGTTTCTCAATTTTAATTTCTTGGAAACTGTTTCAATTGATTCACCAAATCTAAAGGCTAATCTCTCTTCGTCAGAATTAATATCAAATTTCTCCCAACCTAAAGAAACTACCCCATCTACAGCATCAATAACTCCGAAATAATCGGAGTCTTGAACTAATTCTAAATTTAAATCTGTGTTTTTTAATAAACCAACTAAATCAACATATTCTATTTGTGGTGATTTAGGTTGTGATGTTGCCGACGCAGGTATTACAAACCATTCGTCCATATCAATTTCTGTGGATTCACTAAAAATGAATTCATATTGTTTTTGACCTTTATAGTCGGCTCCAATTTCATTGATATAGATAAGAATCATTTATTTGAAATATTTCATTAGTGTCTCACCAACACTTCTATTAATTTCATTTTTAATCTCGTCTAAATCTAATTCTTGAAGATCTTCATCATCACCATCTGTAACGGCATATTTTGATAAATCAACTTCGTCCTTAGATTCGTCACCTAAATCTACTGGAGAATCAATAAATGACTCTAAAGCCGACATTGAATCGTATTCCGCAATGTCAGATTCAGGTTCTTCAGCAGGAACTTCTTCATCAGACGATGGTTCAGTTTCAGAATCAAAATCTGATTCTTCTTCCTCGTCTCTTTCGAATTTCTTAGCTATCTCTTCAATATCTTCTAAATCTAATCTATCTAAATCAACAGCTGATATAACCATATTAAGTACGTACTTAATATCATCACTCTCCATTTTATCGTGTAAATCTCTTAGTTCTTGACCTAATTTACCAGCATATTTTTGAACTTCTGCCATGTAATCTGATCTTTTACCACTTGATTCGCCTTCACCATCAGATGGCATATCTGAAGATGGTTCCGTTGAAGGAGCATCTCCTGAAAAATCCGCGTCAGCTCCAAAATCATCGGGAGCAGGTGCAGAATCATCAGGTGCAGGTGCCGCGTCCATTGATGGTGCGGGTAACGGAGATTCTTCCTGAGGTTTGTTTTGTTTTAAAACATATTTGGTAGCCTCTTGTAATTCTTCCTGACCTTTAACCAGTTCAAGTCTTTTAAGAGCTTCACCATATGAATTAAATCTGTTTTTATTCTTCATGAACATACCACCGATATAATCAAGTGATGATTCATTTAGACCACTTTTTACATAGTATGCGTCTTTTTCTTTAACGATACCATAAAAAGTACCTGATTTAGCTTCTTTTACTAATTCAACTTTAGTTGATGAAGACTTTTTATTATTTTCATTAAAGTAAGTTAGTTCGAGAATTCTTTTCAATTTCTCGTCACCAGTTAACTTTTCGCTACCAATAGGTTTTAAATCTGCCATTTTGTTAATATTAAGATATACTTATTCTTATCCTATAAATACATAGATATAGGAAAAAAAATAGGTATAGTTATTGTGTTATGGACAATTTCTTATCTGTGATGTCCGTTTTCAGTTTTAATAGTTTCTCTATGTATCCGTTTCTTCTAAGTAATTTGAATGTTAAATTCTCGTAAGAATACTCACCACCTTGTTCCAAACCACTTTGTCTAAAGGTTTTAATCTTTTTTCTTAACGACTCAATCTTGGTTAAAGTATCTTTTTTATCACCATTCTTCACTAAATTATCAATCAACCTCATGTATTCTTCACCCTTCTGAAGAATTATTCTATCGTCAATGTTTGGGTTCTCCTCCTTTGGTTCTACTACCCATTTATTATGTAAAATGGAATAAACACCTGAAGACACATGTGGTTCGTTAACATCTTGAACGTACATTTCAACATCATAACCTTTTATTTTGATGTCGTGTTTCTCGTTCCAAACATTCTTTTTTGCGTCAAAGAATTCTTTTAGAAGTGTAATTGGGTATTTCGATTCTTCAAAATCGATTAAAATATGTAAATCAACATCAGAAAATTGAGACCAATTATAATTTGATAATGACCCTGTTAATACCACATCATGTATAAAAAATTCTACACCTAATGTGTCAATAAAATCATCTGTAATTTTTAGTAAAGTTTTTCTAATGTCACTACGCATAGAAAATTCACCCTCAGACCCTTCAAAAATTTGGTCTGAAAGTGAATCTTTAGGTTCGAAAGATTTTACAATCTCCTCATCACCCTTTCTATCTTCAATCAATTCTTCAAATAAACTCATTATAATTTATTGTACTTGTAGGTTTTAGCAATATTCTCATTAAAATATTTCCCCTGAGACTCTGCCAATCTAAATTTGGTAAATTTGTTCCAAGGTACTTTACTGTATTCATAAATACCGCCGGAATTAAATACCACAGTCATAATCTCTTTTTCAGTATCGTATGATGCCGATTTTAAATTAGATGAGTTAATTTTAACTTCAATTAATGTACCCTCAATTTTTTCTGATATAATAGCCATATGTTTAATTTTTACTATAATATATGAAATAAATATCAAATAAAAAACCCCAATTTCTTGGGGTTTAGTCTTAGTTCAGGGAAATTAATCTTTCAATTGATTTCTTCTTGTCTATCGGTAGTGTTAAAATTAACACGCCGTTTTCAACTTTTCCTAAAATGTCTTTTTCTTTAACATCATCTGGAACGTTGTAAGACTTAGTGAAGTTGGTGACGAAATGGTTTCTTTCATCTTTTTCTTCCTTTTCAAAAGAAATTCTTAAAACCCCATCTTTGGTTGTTATTTTCAGGTCATCTTTAGTTAGACCTGGCACACTCACCTCAACTTTATATTCAGTTTCTGTTTTACTGATTTTAGTTTCAGGTGTCCTCATGAAACGATTAGTTTCAAAAGCAGATTCCAAACCTTGGAAAAACGGATCTTTAAATAATGTAATCATAGTTTATATTTTTTTAACATGTATGAACAATTTATTTGCCAAATGTCTAAAACTGACATTTAGACATTCGTTAGACATTTTTTTAGACATTTTGTCTTTAGTTTGTTTTTTAGAATAATTTATGTTATGTTTGTGATATAACTAAAATACTTGTAGAATGTCAGTAGATTTTTTTGAAGACGGGCCACAAACTAACCCACGTAAAGTACGTAAAGGTTCCACAACACCAATTTTAGATAACTTTTCAAGAGACTTAACAAAGCTCGCAGAAGAAGGTAAAATTGACCCTGTTGTTGGTAGAGATAAAGAAGTAAAAAGAATTGCTCAGATATTATCTCGAAAGAAGAAAAATAATGCCGTGATTGTAGGGGACGCTGGTGTGGGTAAATCCGCATTAGTTGAAAAACTTGCGATCATGATTCATAAAGGAGAATGTCCATCAAATCTTTTAGATAAGAGATTGGTCTCGTTAGATTTAACATCTTTAGTTGCTGGTACAAAATACAGAGGTCAATTTGAAGAAAGAATAAAAGCAATCTTAAATGAATTACAAGAAGTTACTAATGTGATTGTTTTTATCGATGAGTTACATACCATGGTTGGTGCCGGTAACGCTAGTGGGGCAATGGATGCCGCTAACATCATGAAACCCGCATTGGCAAGAGGTGAAATGCAGTGTATTGGTGCCACAACATTTGACGAGTATAAAAAACATTTAGAAAAAGATGCTGCCTTAGTTAGAAGATTCCAAAAAATTATTCTTAAAGAACCAACTCAACAAGAAACAAATGAAATTTTAAAGAATTTGAAATCATCATATGAGTCGTTTCATAAGGTTGAGTATAAGGATAACGTAATTGAGACGATTACTAAATTATGTTCTCGTTATATTACGGATAGACAATTTCCTGATAAGGCGATTGACGTGCTAGATGAATTAGGTTCGGAAAAAAGAGTTTCAAGTAAGGTTCCTGAGATAATTGAAAAATTAAAAAAGGAGGCCGATGAAATCAAAGAAAGAAAAGTCTTAGTCGTTAAATCACAGAATTATGAACAAGCGGCAAAATTAAGAGACGAAGAAAGAAAAATTCTAACTCGTTTAGAAAGTGAAAAATTAAAATGGACTGACGGATTAAAAGATAACAAAACACCAATCACTATTGATGATGTTTATGAAATCGTTTCAGAGATGACCGGTGTTCCAATCACAAAATTAGACGATAAAGAAACTGAAAAACTTTTAAAGATGGAATCACTACTATCTGAAAAAGTAATTGGTCAAGATGAAGCTATTCTTAGTATTTCTAAATCAATTAGAAGAAATCGTGTCGGTATCAAAGATGCGAATAAACCAATCGGTTCATTTATTTTCTTAGGTTCTACGGGTGTTGGTAAAACATTCTTAGCCAAATCAATTGCCGAATTGTTATTTGGTGACCCTGATAAAATTATACGTGTTGATATGAGTGAATTCATGGAAAAACACAATGTATCTAAATTGATTGGTTCTCCTCCAGGTTATGTTGGTTATGATGAAGGAGGTCAATTGACTGAGAAGATTAAAAATAACCCTTTCTCTGTTGTGTTATTTGATGAAATTGAGAAAGCACATAAAGATGTCTTTAATATTCTATTACAAATTTTAGATGAGGGACATCTTACCGATTCATTTGGACGTAAGGTTAACTTTACAAATACAATTGTAATCATGACATCAAACGTTGGAGCTAAAAAGGTATCTGATTTTGGTGGTGGAGTCGGATTCAACACATCTTCAAGTGAAACACAGAAATACGAAGTTAGAAAGTCAATTATTCAGAAATCACTTAAGCAACAGTTTAATCCTGAATTCTTGAACCGTATTGACGATATTATCTTGTTCAACGCATTGAACGAAGAAACACTTAAGAAGATTGTTCAGATTGAAATTGGTAAACTTAACAATAGACTTAAAGAAAAAAATTATAAAGTCACATTTGATAAATCCGTTATCAATAGAATTTTTGAACTTAACTCACAAGAAGAATATGGTGCACGTCCATTAAAACGTATTATACAAAATCTTTGTGAAGACTTCCTTAGTGAAGAGATTTTAAAGGGTAATATCAAAGAAGATGTGGCAGTAACAATTAAGTATAAAGATGAAAAATTAATAATTTCCAAAAAAATACTTTAAACATGAGTAAAAAACTTTGGGTTTTTGGTGATTCTTTTAGTACTTCATTTAAAATACAAACTGAAGGAATGTGCTCATACGATTACATAAAACATAAAGGATACCAACCCAAAGTTTTTTCTGAAATTATATCTGAAACACTTAATTTAAATTTAAAAGACTTCTCACTTGGGGGTTCTTCTAATCAAGGTATTTTTAGTAAGTTTGTATTAAACTTGGACCAAATTGGTGAGGACGACATTTTTCTTTTTGGATGGACTCAAAATGTAAGATTTAATGTTGCCACTAAAAGTAATGGGTTCTTACCGATAATAATTGGTGGTGCCGATGAAAAAACTTATGATTTTATTGATATACCATTCCAATCCTTGGTTGATATTTCAATGAATAGGTTAAAATATTCCTCATATTGGATTGAGGTTATTAACTATATTAAAATCATTAACCATGTATTAAAACATAATATAGTTTATCATTGGACATGGGTGAAACCGTCAAACGAATATTTTTTAAGTTCGGGAAATTATCAAAAAGAATTTTACGATTTACTCATACCATTTAAAGATTATCCGTCAATAACTGAAGAAACGAATAACTTAATAGAGGATTTACATTGGGGTGAAAAGGCACACTCACTTTTTGCGACTGAAATTATGAAAAAAATAAAAATATTTACTAAATTATTGTAAATACTTGACTTTTTTTGAAAATTATATATATTTATATTCTCAGAGGTTCTCTTTGTCGATTACCTTTTCGTTTTTTTTAATAAGTAAATGGGGTTGAACCCATCGAAAGACCTTAAACCCCGACACCTTGTTGGGGTTTTTTTATGCTTATTTGGTTTTAACAAAAATATTCGTTATATTTAACTATATGAGAAAATATATCTTAATTTTGGCTGTCGGTGTTTCTTTAACACTAGCAGCATGTGGTACAGGATCTTCCACAAATGAAGCAACAGATTCTACTGGTGCTAAAGTTGATACGGCTGCTGTAACCGCGGTTGATACAACTGCACAAACTCCAGGTGGTGGTGCTGACGCAACCACTACTGAAGATGGTCTTAAAAAACCATCTGTAGAGGAGGTTAAATAATAAAAAAGGGGTTAGGATAAAACTTAACCCCCTTTTTTCTTATTTTTTAATATAATAGTTATGACAAAAGATAATGAATATATTGGGGATTTAATCTTATTAAGAGGTATTCCTGGTAGTGGAAAAACAACAGTTGCGGGTTTAATTCTACAATCCCCAACAAATAGAGACCCTGAGATATTATCTGCGGATGATTTTTTTTACAATGATAAGGGTGAATACAATTTTGATTCTTCTAAAATTAGAGAGGCTCACAACTATTGTCAATTTAGGTGTTCTGAAAGAATGAGACAAGAAATTTCAAGAATAGTTGTTGCCAATACGTTTACTGAAGAGTGGGAAATGAAAATCTATTACGATATGGCCGAAAGATACAAATATCGAGTACATACGTTGATAGTTGAGAATAGACACGGTAATCAAAACATACATGGAGTGCCCGATGAAAAACTCCAACAAATGAAAAACAGATTTCAAATTAAACTTTAATGAGTCAGTTTATAGTTTCATTCGTGAATTCTATTAATCCAAAACCTAAAAAGAAAATGAAATTTTATTTCTATATATCAACCCAACAATGGGCTGTACACATTTTACCAGTCTTTGATTTTTATTTTGAAACTTGTGAACCAGAAAGTCACGAAAAATTTTGGAATTCAAAAATATGTGGATTATATTTGTCCCTATCATGGCTAAGACGTGGACTTATACTTGGTATCTATAAAAGACTTTAATGATTCAGACATTAGAAAAATATCATATAGATGGTTTGTTACAAAAACAAACCCACCCAACTCTTGATTTAACTATTTGGAATTACACACCAAAAGTTCAATATGAGAGATTGTGGGATGATATTACTATACAGTGTCGTGGATTAGTTACAAATTCAAAAGGTGAGATTGTTGCTCGACCATTCAAAAAATTCTTTAACTACGAAGAACATAAACCTGAAGATTTACCAAACGAATTTTTTGAGGTTTATGAAAAAATGGATGGGTCATTAGGTATTCTTTTTTATTATGAACATGAATTGAGTGACGAAAGAAGATACAACATATGGTTTAATAACAATTATGAAACAGGTATGGAAAGGTTCTTTGACCCAAAGAACTTGCCTGATTTTGATAATCCATATTATGAACCAACACCTAAGACAAAAGGTGAATGGATAATAGCCACTCGTGGTTCATTTACTTCTCCCCAAGCAATTAAGGGGAAGGAACTTTTAGAAAAATATAATTTCAATAGATTACATACCGATTATACATATTTGTTTGAAATAATCTATAAAGAGAATAGGATTGTGTGTGAATATGATTATGAAGATATTGTTCTGTTAGGAATGATTGAAACAAAATCAGGAAATGAAGTTAATATCCATAACAGCAATGAAGATATTCGTTTTCAAAATATGATTTCCAATATTGGATTTCGTGTTGTTATGTTATATAAAACTTGGGGGGAAAGTTATGACTTACTTAAGGAAGAAATATCGAACGATAGAGAAGGTTATGTAATTCGTTTTAAGAATGGTTTTCGCATGAAAATCAAAGGAGAAGAATATAAACGTCTACATAGAATTTTAACAAACATCTCAAATAGAGATATTTTTGAATATGTTAAAGAGGGTAAACCATTAGATGAAATTCTTGATAAGGTTCCCGATGAATTTTACAATTGGGTAAAAGAGACTAAGGAAAATTTTGAACAGCAATTCAAAACTATTGACTTAGAATATAGATTAATTTTTAAAAATATTACTGAAAGAAATAATATAATAGACAAAAAAACGTTTGCACATTATGCGTTGAGTTATACTAACTCATCCATTTTATTTGCGATGTTTGATAAAAAGGAGTATAAACATATAATTTGGAAAATAATTTATCCAAGTTATTCTAAACCATTTAAGAAAGATGAGAATTAATAAAAAAAGATTATATTTGGACGATGTTAGGACACCAGTTGATGAAGGTTGGATTGTTGTTCGTAATTATGATGAATTTGTCACGCAAATAAAATTACACGGATTGGGTGATTTTGAGGTTATATCTCTTGATCACGATTTAGGTGAGGAGGCGATGGTTGAATATTACACTAACGTAAAAAATAATTATGAACTAAACTATAATAACATCCAAGAAAAAACAGGATTGGATTGTTGTAAATTTTTAGTTAGTGAGAGTATGAATAAAAACATACCTCTACCACAAATTTATATACATTCAGCGAATCCAATTGGTAGTGCGAATATGATGGGTTACATAAACAATTATTTCAAAAATTGTAAATCACCTCAAACATGTATAAGAGCCGAAATAAAACACACAATACACGAGTCACATTTATTACCTCCTGAAGCAAGGAAAGCTAAATGGGACAGAAGCCAAAATAAATAACCATACAAACCAACCCATCCATGAAAACTACAAAAAGAAACCAAAACATTTTCAAAGAATTAAAAATCGAAGGAAATTACAAAGAGTTCAATGATTTTTATGATGTAAACAAAGAGTTAATTTATAAATCGATAATTGACTTGTTTCATGAATTCAAAAAAACAAGAAAAAGAACTCTAACCCTTTATGTATCGGCAAAAATCAAAGGGTTGGAATGGGATACTGAATTCAATTTTACTAAGAATGAGTCATTTGTATTAAAAAGAGATTTAATGCCGTTTTTTGAAAGTAATGAGGATTACGAAACTTGTTCTGAAATAATTTCTTTAACAAAAGACTTGACTAAATAAGATATTTTCTATACATTTTAAATGTATCACGTCAGAGGTACATTTATTGTTTTTTGTCAAACATCCCCGTTGTATTAACAATGGGGATTTTTTTTGTACTATATAAAGAACTTCTTGTTATTATCCTATTATTATTGGTATTATGATATTTTTGTTGTATTTTTCTAATAGTTATATAAAAAAAATACAATATGTTAAACTTACTTATAGGACTTGTTTTATTATGTTCCTCTTTTGGAATCACCCTTTCTAAAATCACAACTGATTATGGCTTTAGAAAACATCGACAACATGTTAAACCGTTAATAATTGATAAGGAGCAATTATAACACCATTCTTGAACCAATTAAGACGTTACTTAAAAATGGTGTTCCTGGTGCGGTGTTTCCACTTAATTTATAGTTCACACTTAAACCAAAACGTTTACTAATTTTATAGTCAAATGAGGCCCCTAATAAAAAACCCATTTGTCTATTGATTGTTGAATTCCCCTCAACACTATTCCATGATAACGGTGCGAACATAGTAAACACTTGAGGCGATACTGTTAATTTTTTACTGTATTGAAATGGTTTAGTCCAAAAAGAAACAACAGATGTTGACATATTAAAGTCGTATCCATTATCACTATTTTTAAGTAATAAATTTATTAAACCAAGATTATAACCAAACACACCATACTTCGGTGTGGGTTTAATCCATGTGTACCCTAATAAATTCATATAATTACCATTCAAGTACGCAAATGCTGTAGAATATGAGTGTATGGCATTTAATTTACCGTTTGAAAAATCCATTTTGGTATAACCACCACTAACTATGAATGTTTTTAAATCACTCATAATAACCGTTGTTGCTGAATAACTTTCATCACCAGCCATTGAAGATTTTGAAACTCCGATAGTTGCCGATTGTAACCATCTACCATCAGGAGATTCTATTGTTGATAAATCGGATGATAGTAACATTGGATTTGCCGATACTGCTTTTTCTTTTTTCTTTTCCTCCTTTTTCTCTTCCTTCTTCTCTTCTTTCTTTTCCTCTTTTGATTCTTCTTTCTTCTCTTCCTTTTTTTCTTCTTTCTTTGATTCTGATTTAGATTCTTCTTTCTTTTCCTCACTCTTACTTTCAGATTTGCTTTCTGATTTAGATTCGGATTTAGTTTCACTCTTTGTTTCCGATTTAGTTTCAGTCTTTGTTTCGGTTTTACTTTCCGATGAAGATGAACTACCTGAACTTTGTGACGAAGAAGATGATGACGAACCACTTCCACTTTGTGATGAACCACCACTAGCTGGAGGTGGTGTTGAACTACTTTGGGTTGGCGGTGGAGTCGTTGGTGGTGGTGTTGACGCCGCGGAACTTGCAGCAGCGGAACTAGCACTACTACTTGCGGCAGATGATGCTGACGAACTTGCCTCCGAACTCGCTGCTGAACTTGCGGCTGAAGATGCCGCTTGAGCGGCAGCATTACTTGCCGTTTGAGCGGCGGCATTTGCCACTGCTTGTTGTACAATTGGGTTATTAATAACAGGACAAGTTAATGACTCATATGTCGCTTTAGTTGTGATTAACCAAGTTTGAACCACACCAGTTTGTACTTCTATGGGTGTAAATGTCCTTACTTGATTGTAAAATGAAACCGTAGCATACCCATTTATCATGGTCGTAGTTGCCACTTTTTTTTCACCACTACACTTATCAATAAAAGTTTGGGTATATGTTTGACCAAATGATTTTACTGAAAGAAAAATAAAAATAAAAAATAATATTTTCTTCATTACTTGTTATGTAGACCTACACTTATTTGATTGAAATTTCTTATTGGGTCTCTATCTAATCTTAATGTGAAGAATTTAAAATCTCTTATGATACCGAATTTAAATGTTGTGAAATTTGAATTGGATTTAGGGAATGATATACCCCCAAGAGCATCTCTACCTTGGTATCTAATGACCTCATTACCAAAACCAATCATTCCATGAACACCTAATTTACCAAATCTTTTACCACCACCAAGATATAAAGTACCTTGTTTAATAAATTCATTATCACTGATTGGAAAGTCAGCAATTGCGATATTTCCGTTTGGATAATATTGATTCTGATCAATATCATAAGACATTGTATAATCCAAAATAAAATACCCCTTTTTTCTACCTACTGCACCCCAAAAAGAAATTTGGTCGTTATTAGTGTGTCCGAAACCAAAAGTAGTATACGCAGATTCTTTTCTTATTGTATCTCTTCTACCATTTTCATAAACATGAATGACACTTCTTTGTCTCCAACCTAAGTCATCATACCAAATGTATGGGAATGGTTGATACCAACCCCAATTTCCCCAATAGTATCCAAATTGATTGGATCTATTCCAATTTTGAATTCTAACCCTACCACGTGGGTCTGGTTGTGATTGTCGTGGAGATTCATTTCTCCATCTACTTACATCATTTCTTTGTGGAATTGATGGTGATACTCTCGGTGTTTCCACTCTTTGTTGTGGTGGATTATTTCTCCATGATGATACTTGACCAAATAAAAATGACGGTACAAGTAATAAACTCAATAATAATGATTTCATGTTCTATTATTTTGTGAATATTTGCTTTTTAATCATTCTGTCTAAAATTCTAGCACAGGCGATGTCTAAAGCTTTTTTAGTTGCTATTGAAATTGTTGATTGATTAAATTTAACAGGATCGACAGTCGCGTCAGATAATAGTGTTAATTCTCTTGTTGTTTTAGCTTCACCCAAACCCGATGCTCCGAATACAACTCCCGTTTCGGCGTTAGTAAATCTAACTTGTAAACCAATACGAGTTACCATTAGATTCTTCACACCATCTTTTAAATTAACCGTTTCATCTTCAGATACTGAGTAATCATAACACTCAATTGTAACAAAGTATTGTGCTAAGTTAATTTTACCTCTACCATCTAACTTATTTTCAGAAATCCCAGCTTGGGATGCTTGGAATTGTTTTACCATTCTGTTTTTTATTTCTGTCTTATCTTCAGTAAACTTAAAACGATTAAGATTTTCAAGATATTCCATGGAAATATTAGCAACCCCAAGACCCACTCTTTTCTCTTTTAATTCGGGATACATTTCATACATTTCATCTGAAATTCCACATTTTAAGATTTGAATTGGGATTTGAGGACCGTCATAATCCATGAATTGTGATATATCTATCGCAGTTTCAAACGATGCTTTATATTGTTCAGTTTGTGTTTTACCAATTGTTTGGCCAAATGAGGTTATACTCACAAGTATAATACCTAAAAGTAATAAGATTTTTTTCATACATTTATTTTATTATAAATACAAAAAAGGGGAGTAAAACTCCCCCTTTATTAACCTTCGTTTTCGACTTCTTCGTCTTGTTTGTTATGTTTGTTGTTTATGTATTTATCAACCGACGCTATACCAAATGCTCCGAGTGTTATCACTAAGAAACCATTGAATATAAATTCGTTGATAACTAAAGGTTTACCAAAATAACCTGTAACAAGGTCAACAGCTAATGCTAATACCATACAGATAAATGAAGAAAACCCTACAACCGATTTTTCATTAATCGTGTTGTTGTCGTTAAATAATTCTTTTAAAAATCCCATAATTCATTGTTTTTTGTCTTTTGTTTATTTTTTTTGGTCGTTTTAAAATCCACTAGCACCTGTACTTCCCCACTCTCTTGCCCCATTTGGTAATGTTCTTTCACATGCCAATTGAGCGGTTAAAGTAGTTACTACACCGGCAACAACGGCGGCGCAGCTTTGTGGAATAACCATTGCTCCCGCAGCTTTATCGATTGATTTGGCTAAAGTAAACGCAATTGCGTCTGTTAAAATATCTTTATTCTTTTCACCGATTGCTTTACGAACATCATTTGACATCCAAATTAACCCAACAAACGCTTCGGCTGTTAAATCACAAGCAGTTCCTAATGCGACTGCTCCCACCGTTTCCTTCGCCGCCAAATATGTAATTGCTGTGGCAGTTAATGGTGCTGTGGCGGCGGTTGTCGTTGCTTGTGATGATGGTTCAGGTCTATAAAGTAATGCTCCGAATAATGTCCCTAACGCAAGGTTAACACCTATTTGGCAATAGTTTGCTTCAACCCATTCCGCAATTAGTTCACCACCCTCAGCTACTTTATAAGCACCCTCTTCTAATCCTTTAGCCGCAAGTTTAGCACCTGCTTCAATATCATCCATCGCAGCCGCCGCAACATTCGCTTGTTTCATTGCGTTCTTGGTTGTATCCACATAGGCTTGATATACAGGACCAACAGCAATATTTTTAGCTGAATTGATAGTATCTTTTGCGATTTGTTCGGTTGATTTTACCACAGTATTTGTGGTGTTCACAACCGCATTACCAACTTGATTTACCCCCTTTTCAATTTCTTTGATTGGGTTAGGTATCTTTGGCATCTTTACCTTTGGCATTTTAATTTTGAATCCCATAGTTTTTGTTTTTTTAATTATCCCTCC